CAACATCTGAAGAAGGATCATTAATTAAGAGGGAATGGTGGCGGAAATGGGATCGTGATTATATTCCAAAGTTAGAACATGTCATACAATCTTATGATACTGCATTTTTAAAAAAGGAGACAGCCGATTATAGTGCAATAACAACTTGGGGCGTATTTCATGAATCCGATGACGCCGCTCCGAACTTAATTCTACTCGATTCAATAAAAGATAGATTAGAATTTCCAGAATTACGTAAACTAGCTAAAGAACAGTACGATTATTGGAAACCAGAATCGGTGATCGTGGAGGCTAAAGCATCAGGACTTCCTTTAACTTATGAGTTGCGAAAAATGGGTATTCCTGTTATAAACTACACTCCTAGCAAAGGTAACGATAAACATGCTAGAGTAAACGCTGTGTCCCCTCTCTTTGAGAGTGGCCAAATTTGGGCGCCCGATGAAAAATTCGCAGAAGAGGTAATTGAAGAGTGTGCATCATTTCCTTATGGAGATCATGATGATTTGGTGGATAGTATGACACAAGCGGTAATGCGATTTCGACAGGGAGGATTTGTATCTCACCCTGAAGACGAAAAAGACGAAGTTTCAATACCACATAACAGGACTTATTATTAATGGCCAAAGATAAAGATTACGACTGGAAAAAAGCGCCGTGGTGGGATTACCCAGAAGACGACGATGTCGAAATTATAGAAATAGATGAAGAATTTACAGATAGTCCATTGGATGATCTAGCAAGAATTATAAATAAAGGAAAAGATGGTGGCCTTATGGTTGCTATACAAAAATTAGCATTAGGTGGAAATGTACAGAAAAAAACTGCTTATGATCCGCGAGCAACTACATCGGATATGGCTGACGCATTAAGAATGTCAGGTGCTGGAAGTAATGCTCAAAAAATGCAAGACCTACAAAGATATAATTTAAACACCGAAGCTCCTTTACAAAAAGGAGTTATGGAGCAAATGTTAGAAAGACCAGATGTAGCTCCTTATACAGATAATTATAATAAACCACTTGGAAGTTTAGAAGAATATATGTCTGGATTTGAAGAATATAAAACAGCTAATCCTGATAAATTAGCAAGAGCAGGTACAATGGCTATAATGCCAGCTATATTACCAGGTGGATATAGATATGATTTTAGTGGTGGAGCTGAAGCTTCTGATTTTAATGATTATTTAGAATCTATTGGCCAATTGCCTTTTAGAAGGTATGATGATACAACAAATTTATCTAATCCTTTCTTGGTACAAATGCCACAAGAAGGAGGAGGACAAGATCCAGGTTATTTTGGTAATGAAGGAATTATGATTAATGGTAAAAGATATATGTCAGAGCAGGAAGCAATAGAAGATATGGGTATAGAAACTTATAATAGATTTATGGCTAAAGGTGGAATGGCTGGTGGTAAAACTTATCATCAATATCATGATCAATATGTACCAAGAGATGAAGAATCTATGGGGTACGCGAACGGCGGTGGAATTGGTTCGATGATGCAACCTAAGAAAAATTACAAAGATCAAAAATTAACAGCAGCACAAAAGAAAAAAATTAAACCAGCTAATCAAGGTGGTGGACCAAACTATTTAGGTAAAGAAGAAACTGTAACTGTTCCTAAAAAATGGTTATCAGATCCAGATCACGTAGTAGCTGAACTAGCTTACATTACTCCAAGAGAACAAAAAATTTTACTTGATGAAAATTTATATGGATCATTAAAAGGTAAACCAAACAAAGGCCCTGGTGGTGTTATGTCATTACAAGGTGATCTTGGTGGATGGTCTTCAGGTGGAGGAAAAGGTGGTGGAACAACAGGTGGGGGTAAAGGTGGTGGATCAAACGAAGATTACAAAAATACAAATTATTATAAAATGATGACTGGTCAAAAAAATATTGGTCAAACAGTTAAGACAGGTCCAAAGACTAAAAAATACGCAGTACCAGAATATGTAAATGTTAAACAACCTGATGGTACTTATAAAAATACCTATGTAGGTTCAGGTTACAAATCTTATGGACAACCAAGTTTCTTTGGAAATTTATTTAGTAGAGGAGCTCCTGGTTACAGAGGCATAAAAGGAATGCCTGCTTTCTGGGGTAAACCTAAATTTGAAGCAAGACAAGGACCAGACGGGTTTGGATATTATTCTGATTATGAAAAATTTGGAGAAACAAGAGATCAAGTTCCGTTTGGAATTATGGGTATAATAGGAAGTATTTTAAATAAAGCGTTTCCTAAAAAAAATCCATACGAGGATATGTCTGAGTATAATAAATTAGGTTTAGGTGGTGTTCATCCAGCAGCTTTAGATTTTGATCCTAATGCAAAAATAAATCAAACAATAGATACAACTGGTACTGATAATAGTTTAGCTTTATCAAACTTTTATCCTCCAAATGCATTTAATAAAAATGAAAAACCAAAAGCAAATATTACTGGAGATGTTGATAATATATCAATTCAAGATTATATAGAAGGCGATGCTGGAATGTATGAAGCACCTCCAACAGGAATTATGAAACCAGGTGGCTATCCAGGAGATTATGGATCAGCTAATTGGGATCCAGGCATGGGCGCAGCTCCTACTGGAATTCAATACCCAGGTGGAGAACCAAATTTTCCACAAGACATGATGGAAGTAGATGCTGGAATGTATGATGGTTTACCAAATCAAAAATTAGTTAACGACGCAGCGATGGAAGTTTTTAAACAAGGATTTAGAAATGCAAATTATGAAGGATTACCTCAAGGATCTCCAGCAATGTTAAATCCTGAACCTATAACTCCTATGATGCCAGATCCTGAAAATGATTTATTTGTTGACGCTTCTACAAATAAAAATCAAGAACTTTTAGAAAATATCATTAACCAAGATATGTATGAAAAAAATTTAGAACCAGCAATAAATAATCAAAATAAAAAAAATAATATTCTCGAACAAATGTTGCTTGAAGAATCAACATTGACATAGGTTAAACTATGGCCGGAAAAAAAACTAGCACTCCTTATTTATATGAAACTCCTTCTGGATACCGAGTAATTGGTAAACAAGGAAAAAATACAATTGATCAATATTTCAAAAAAAACGAACTACAAAAAGCAAAACTTGCAGCCAAAAATTTTAGTAAAAAATTATCCGAAGCTCTTAAAGGTTTTATAACAAGACAAGACCTTGCTTCTCAAATAGGAATAACAGATAGTGGATTAGAAAAAGCAAAAGCTGCTAACACTGCTTTATGGAAATCCATTACTGATAAAATGGAAGTTAAAACTGTAGGGTCTAGAGAATATTATAAATATAAAGGTAACAAAGCAGAATCTTTAAAAGAAATTAAAACTAATAGTGGATCTAGTGGGCTTGGTAAACCTCGAAAACTTTACAGAGGTGAAGTAAATGCAATGACTAAAGTTAAAGATATTTTAACTAAATCTAAAACTCCTCTAACAGTTAAAGAAGTTCAAAATAAATTACCTAATACTCCTGAAGCAACTGTAAATAATGCATTTGCTAGATTAAAAAAAACTGATTTAAAAAATAAAATTAAATTAATTACTCCACAAGAAGTTGCAGATGCAACTGCAAAAACAAAAGCAGTTAAAAGAGAACCTTTTATTAAAATAGTAAGAGATGTATTTGTTAAAGATCCAGATGCTACAACTGCCGATGTAGCAGAAGCTATGGTTGGTACTAAAAAATATAATAGTGCATCTTTAACTAGTAAATACAATTATGATACTGCTGCTAGAAAAAATATAGTTAAATTTTTAGAAGTAGTAGGCACAGGTTCTAAACAAAAAGTAAAAGGTTTTAAAGATATTGAACCAGATAAATTAGGAGATATTTTAGAAAGTATTGAGTCTCGTATTTCTGATTTTGGTTTTGAATCAGGACCTAAACGAGAAATACAATTAGCTATAGCAGATGCAGCTAAAGGACTTCCTCCAAGAACAGGTGAAGCATTATTAAAAAATTTAAGATCTACGGGAAGTGCAGTAGATCATGTAATTCCACTAGCATCTGTATTTAGAGATGCGCCTGGTTATACAGAAGCAGGACAAGTTATAGATTTTAATATTAATAAGAAAAAAGGAAATACTTTAGATGCAGATTTTGGTAAGGCTTTTAAAAAAGTTTTAAAAGGTGATTTTAGTAGTGTAGACAATTATAATAAAAAAGCTTTAGATTTTGCAAGTGCTAATAATGTAGACACTCCTCTTATTAGAATAGGAAATAATTTAAATCCTAAAGATTATGTATCAAATTTTGATAATTTTTCTGAAGGAGCAAAACAAAACATAATTGATTTATCAAAAGAAAAAGGATTTGTTATTCAAACAAAAACTAAAACATTAGCAATGTTAAATGAAGGAACAAATCAATTAATAAATAGTACTGAAAAACTTACTAAACCCGAACAAATAAAATTTTGTAAATTTTTATCTAACGGCGGTTTGCCAGGAGATTGTAAACAAGCTATTAAACAAGATCCAGAAAAAGCAGCAAAGATTTTATCGGAAGCACCAGTAACAAGTGCAGCTATGAACAATGTAAAAAAAGACTCACAAAAACTTATTCGTTTATTTCGAGGCGAGTCTTTTCCACAAAGAAACATAGAAGGTTTTAAATCTAAAGCAAAATTTTTTAACACGACAATACCTGAAATAAAAAAAGACACATTATCTGGTCAATGGTTTACTCCAAATCAAGCACACGCAAGCTCTTATTTATCAAGACCTGGTCGAATGAAATATGTAGATGTAACTCCTGCAGAATTAGAATCTTTCAATAGATACAAAGCTAAAGTAAATAGAAGACCAGTTAAATATAGTGTGAAGAAAATGCAAGGATTACCCGACGCACCAACACACGGACTTACTACGTCTGAATTTCATCAAGTTATTCCACGATATAAATTAAAACAAATGGAAGAAGCCGGTAGGCTTAAAACTAACTATGACCTTAATCCTTTCAGGAGCAGGACTACGGGTGATATACTGGTTAAACCTACTAAAGGAGTATTAGAATATGATAGTGTATTAGGAGGTTTTGTAGATTCTAGATATCCAACTCAAAAAGTAAGTGACTTACAAATTAAAAATTGGGCTGCAGAAAATCCAATTAATGTTAAAGCTGGAACAGAAGATGCATTAAAACCTATCAAAGGTAATTTATTAAAAACAGTTGGTAAATCTTTAGCCTATGTCGGCGCTCCACTGCCTAC